TTGCAAAAGGGTTGGATAAGTCCAGAGTTTCTTATTAAATCAAGTAAGGCTGATAATACAGTTATTATTGGATATGCAAGTGTTTTTGAAGTAACTGATAACCAAAATGATATTATTTTAAAAGGTGCTTTCAAAAATTCTGAAAGTCATAATGTTAAATTGCTTTGGCAGCATGATGTTACCAAGCCAATAGGAGTTATTAAATGTCTAGAAGAAGATGAATATGGTCTTAAAATTGAAGCTGAAATTAATAATAAAACTCTATTAGGTTCTGAAGCTATTGCACTTATAAAGCAAAAAGCTGTCAGTGGATTAAGTATTGGGTTTACCATCAAATCATCAGATTACAATAACCAAGGTTTGCGTGTTATTCATGACGTTGAGCTGATGGAAGTAAGTATTGTTACCTTCCCGGCAAATAGGATGGCTGGAATTAACCAAATAAAGCAACGGAGTTTAAATGATACAAATTTTAACTGCAGATCATTAGAAGAACTAGCTTATTTAGTAAAAAAATTAGGAGAAATATGCAAGAGAATGAAATACAAGCAATCGCATTTGACGTAAAAAAAATTTTGGCTAAAGAGTCAGGTGCGCAAATAAAAATCAACGAGATAGAGGATAGAATTAACAAAATGGATCATTATTTTTCAAACACCCATACAGATAATTTTTCAATTAACGAAGAAAAATCAGCATTAGATAATTTTATACGTAAAGGGATAGAAAGTGACTTTATAACGAAATCTCTTAGTGGTGGAGCAGAAGAAGGAGGAATGCTAATTACTCCAACTTTAAGTCAAAAAATTATTTCAGGTATCAACACTAGGTCTCCAATGCGTCAAATTGCCTCTATAGAAACTATTTCTACAAGAGCCTTAGACATAATTATTGAAGATGGAAAATTTGTCTCTGGATGGATTGGAGAAGATAAAGCTAGGCCTGATACAGATACCCCTAAACTGAAGAAAAAAACTATTCACGTGCATGAAATATATGCTCAACCAAAAGCTACTCAGAGCATTATCGATGATGCTGAGATAAATATTGAAAATTGGTTGGCTGAGCGCTTGATAGACAGCTTTGTTAGGTTGGAAAACGAGGCTTTTATCATTGGAGATGGTACTAACAAGCCTAATGGTTTGCTAAAAGACACTAAAGTGGAAGCTATAGAAGCCGGTACAGCTATTACGCCTGAAATGCTATTAAAGCTTATAAATACCCTTGATGAGGGGTATCTTGCTAATGCTAGTTTTTTAATGAATCGTGGTACTTTATCATCTATTCAATCCCTTCAAGATAAGACGGGGAGATTTATTTGGCAGCAATCACTTACTTCTCCATTAGAACAAAGTATTTTTGGAATTCCTATTGTTATCGATTCTCATATGCCAGAGATAGGCGCTAACAGTTTATCAATTGCAATTGGCGATTTTAAGTCAGCATATAAGGTAATTGACAGGTCTGGAATTAATTTGATTAGGGATCCCTATACAGACAAGCCGTTTGTTAGGTTTTATGCTGTTAAAAGAGTTGGTGGTGATGTGGTAAATCCTGCCGCTATTAAATTTGCTAAGTTTTCCGTCTAAATGTTATTGGGGCTGCTTTAAATAGCGGCCCTTTTTTATAGAGCACACAAATGATCATAAGCTATTTAGTAAAAGATATTACAGCTGAAGAGATTTGGCCATTAGAGGAGGTTAAAAATTACCTACGTATTTCCCATAAATATGACGATAATTTGATACAAAGCCTTATTGAGTCAGCAACAGAAGCGGCAGAAAATTTTACCGGCCTTAGCATACATCAAAGGCGAATAGAGTATAAAATACAGAATTCTAAGAGTGATTTTACTTTAAGATATCTGCCTATACTTAGGGTTGAGGAGGTTTATTTAGTTAAAAAAGAACAAAAAGAAAAAATTACGAACAAATTTGGTTATGCAAATGCTACTACTAATCGAGTTTATTTAAATGATGACTATGTCGGTCAAGATATAGAAATAGGTTATCTTGCAGGTCATAAGAAGATACCGAGTACTATAAGCCATGGAATACTTATGCATGTTGCATCGATGTACGAACATTCAGAAAATGGAACAAACTTAAACTCTCAAATTCGAGATTTATATCTGCCATATAGAATTATAAAGATTTAACCAAGTGAGTAGTAGATATGAAAAATTCTGAAATAGATCATCCAAAATGGGAGCAAGTAACGGAAAGTTTTGCTGAAGTGAAACCGGTATGTGACAACAGGTTTATCTTACTAGAAGGAATGCAGTTTGGCAACGTTATCACAGAAGAGTATTTTCTTTTTACAACGAGGTTCATTAAAGACATTAATAAGACCATGCGTATTAGCTTTCATAATCAGATTTTTGAGATAAAAAGAATTATTGATGAAGACTCTAAAGGTAGAATGCTAGGGATCGTTGCCCTTAAGGTATGAATAAGTATAGTAAATTAATTATATAAATAATTTACAAAAAGTGCTACCATAGGTTTAAATTTATAAAATTAGGAGAAAATATGAAAAAAACATTTAACCTTTTAGTATTGTATTTAATTTTGTTTATAGCAAATGCTGCATTAGCTGTTGAACTACCTAAGGATTTTGTTAATTTAAAAGATATAGAGCCTTCTATTATTGAGAACCTTCGTTATTTTTCTAACGAAAATTTTATTGGTAAAAAAATAGATGGTTACAACGCCAATCGAGTAATTTTAACCCATAAAACTGCGATAGCGTTAGTTAAAGTTCAAGAAGAATTACTAAAAGACGGCTATTCTTTAGTTATATACGACGCATACCGTCCCCAAAGAGCGGTTGATCTTTTTATAAAATGGAGTAAGGATTCAGAAGATCAAATTGCCAAAGAAAAATACTATCCCAATATTAATAAAGCTGATGTTTTTAAATTAGGATATGTTGCTGAAAAATCAGGCCACAGCCGAGGTAGCACTGTGGACTTATCAATCATAAAAGTAGGTGATTCCCTTAAACCCATTACCTTACAAAAGCGTCAGTTAAGAAATGGCAGTATTATACCCTTCTTGCATGATGGCACTGTGGATATGGGGTCGTCATTTGACCTATTTGGAGAAGCATCCCATCATGATAATAACTTAATTGAAAAAGAGTTCTTAGACCAACGTAATTATTTAAGAAGAGTAATGAAAAAAAATGGATTTAATGACTATCAAGAAGAATGGTGGCATTACACTTTAAAAGATGAACCTTTTCCTGATACTTACTTTGATTTTATAGTTGAATAAAGGGTTTAACTTATATAACGAAACTTTACTCACCTGTGTAACGTTACAAGCTTCATCACCTTATTTAAAAATACCAATAACCGTTGCTATCTGAGCTACTGTTAAAAGGTAAAAATGATAGCTAACAATTTTTAAATCCATATAGAAAAAAACATTATGTCACTTACATTTATTCACGATTTTCAAAATCGAATCTATTCTTCTTTATCAGAGGATAAAGAAATTATGTTCATAGTTAAAAAAATATATATAGGGGCTATTCAGGATGGAGTTAGTCCATTTTTGCTTATAAATGTTGCAAAAGCTGACGATCTCTCTGTGCATAATATTGCCCTATATGAGGTTGAATTTCAAGTTTCAGCTTATGCAAAGGATCAAAATCATCAATTATTAGTAAAGCTTTCTGATTTGATAGTAAGTAATTTGGCCAAGATAAATAGATTATTTGGCGGATATATGATTGATGGTATCAAGGCTAATAATATGCAATTTGAGAAAGCCAAGGATTTGGTTTTGAATAGGCTAGTTATTAATTATAAATCATTTATAAAAAAAGAAGGTTACTAATGAATTTTCATAACGTAAATTTACCCAAATATATAGAGATATTTGCAGTAGGCGTTTCAGAATTTACTACATCATGTGCCACATCCATGTCAGGACGAGAGGTTAGATCATCGGATAGTCAGATAGCTCGTAGGCGTTACCTTTTAAAAGAATGTAGGTTATCACAGCTTCAGTTTGATGCTTTTAATAGTTTTTTTATTGCAAGAGCTGGCAAAAGATTTTCTTTTCGCTTAAAAGATTATTTTGATTTTACGGTTAATAAACAAATTATTGCTACTGGTGATGATATAGAAACAAAATTTCAGTTAAAAAAGCTATATCAGGATGATTTTGCACCTTACTTACGCAGTATAACAAAACCTAAAATTAGTACTTTAAAACTTTGGTTAAATAATAAAGAAATTGTTCCGCAAGATATAGGTTTAGATGATGGAATTGTAAATCTAGGTAAGCCACTTCCCACAGGCGTTAAACTGGTGGCTAGTTTTGAATTTGATGTTCCGGTGCGATTTGCTAATGATAACTTTGAATACAGTTTTAATAAAGACGGGACAATAAGTTTAGATAAAGCTGAATTGATTGAGGTATTAGAATGAGTTTAAAAGAAGATTTGATTTATATGTTTGATATAAAATGCAAAAATGGTGAGGAATTTTATCTAACTTCATCATCAGTTTCTTATAAAATAGACAATGTAGATTATATAGCAAATTCTGGCTTAAATTTTATTTCTGGAGAGTTTGATGAATCTGCTCATAATAATGTTTGTATAAAGGGGGTTTTCGAGAAAGGTGGTATTCAAAAAAAAGATAATTTAGCCGGTGCTTTGGTTAAAATATCTCATTTGAACTCTGGGAAATTAGTACATTTTATAAGTTGTTTTTGTACTCAATATCTAAGCAAAGACCTAGAGTTTGAGATGCGATGTGAGTCAGAGGTCGTCAAATATAATCAGTCACTTTTACAAATGTTCAGCAAGACATGTAGAGCAAATTTTGGTGATAGTAGGTGCAAAGTTTCAATAGAAGAGTATGCGGTAAGGACTGAAGTTACTGATTTTGTTGGGAATGTACTTAGATGTGCATTTGAAGGATTTGATAATGGATATTTTAAAAATGGCAGGTTGTTAGCAGTTGGTGAAGAAAATAATAAGTACGAGTTCAAAATATTATCGCACCTTGGGAACAATATTGACATTGATCTAGACACAGAGTTTGATTTTACAAAACATAAATTAGTCACTTTAATTCCTGGGTGCGATAAAAACTATAGAACTTGTTGCTATTCTTTTAATAATGCAGTAAATTTCAGGGGTGAACCGGTGATCCCGGAGTCTAATATTATAGAAAATTGATAACAGAATTTATTGATGTTGAAGCATTTTTTATCTGGTTTTTTGAGTGTATTTAGGTTGGGGCAGGTGTCCACAAAATATATTAATACAGTTGATATTTCAGAGTATTTTATCCAAGCTAGCCAAGACATCAGTAGTTCGTATGATAAGATAAAGATAAACCATGAAAGAAAGTAAAAAATTTTTTGATAATAATCGCTTGAACAAAGGATACAGCAGAGTTGTTAACTTTTATCAAAGTGATGCTAACCTAATTCGTAAGAAATATAAGCATGTCCTTCCTCCTATCGAAATGACAGAACAGTACGAGGAGCTTTATCCAGGTACTTTTGAGAAGTTATTGGAT